TATTGTTAGGATGTAATTCAACAGTTCTGAGCTACCAAAATCCAATATACCACTTGTAAATGTCAAGGGCAGTGCAGGCGTGCCCTCCCAACTGGTCAAACTATCCCAGTCGTCGCCTGCACTGCTGCCAGTGTAATCGTCCCAAGTTTCTATGCTCTTAGGAAGATATAAACCTTGATCTGCGTCGTAGTAACCGTTGCCTGCCATCCTATGCTCCTAAGTCCAAACTCTGCGTCACTGTTAAACTTGACGTAGTGTTGCTGTGATGGTAATCTAGCAAATAATTTAGAAAACCTTCTATGTTTTTCTTGGTTGTAGTTCTACCATCAACATCTTTGTATGTGTGTCCTGAAAATACATCAGTAATTTGTCCTAGTGGCGATAGTGTAGTAAAATCACTGCCATCAGGTATTTCGTCGCCATTGCTTTTTAACCAACGCACTTGGTATACAACATCTTGATCGCCTGGATACCATGCAAAATTAATAGGAGTTACCAATCCACTGTTAGTTTCTGTTGGAGGTCTAGAGGTTCTCAAATTCCAAATTGCAGGAATACCAATTTCTGCACCATTGCGGAAAGTAGATATTTTTAATGCTGTAATATTGGTATCTAACGGTGCATTAGGACCTAGTATATAATAACTGCCTAAATCTCTTGCTAGACCAAATATAAAATCACCAAAATAAGGTCTGTAGTGCAATCCACAGAAACCATTGGTTGCGTAGTTAAAACTTTCACCTCTATAACCAATACCATAGCTATCTTTAAAATGTCTGCCTAGCGGACCTGGTTGTGTAAAGTCTTCAAAATTAGGAATATTTACTGCAGGTGTGTCAAAGGTTGGTGCTGTTGGGTTGTTTAGCACAATTTCACTTACATCTGGATCCAAAGGCGGATCAAGTGTAATAGGATTCACAGGTAATGGACGCACATAAGGGTCAATTGTAAATTCATCTGGTAGATATACAGGTGGAGGTAAATCAATCTGCGGTCCTGTTGTAAATGGATATATTGTAGCATCATGTTCTACAACTTCTACATCCAATAATCCATCATTGCGTAGTTTTATTCCTACTACACGGAAAGTATCTAAACTTAGATCCAACACAGTGTCAGTAATGCGTATAACATCACCAACTTCTACATCCATTAGTTCTTGTGTTGCTGTAAAACTAACCTGTGTTTGTGTTCTTGATTTTTTGTAAATCAATGCCGCTAAGTCATATGCAATAGCAACGTTTGTAACTGTGTGGAATGTAAATTCTCCACTAAGTTCTTCGTCGTTGTCTATGGTTTGGTCACCTGCAACATTATACACAACCTGTTGATTACTAAATCCTTTGTCTGGATCAATATAATTTACAATAACTTGATTGTATTTGGTTGATTTACGTTCGCCATCTAAACTTAGACCACCTACTATTTCATTGCTATCTACATCATATGCAATTTGCACAGTTGTAGATGTAATATCTGTTGGATCGCCTCCATCTTCTACTTTTAGTTTGTAGCGTCCTTGCACAAATGGCATAATGCCTCTTGCACCAGCAGTCATTGTCTTTACATTGTCAATAACTTTTGCACCTGTATTAATAACAGCATTCATTGTTAGCGCACGACCACTTTGTGTATTACTATAATTTACAGTTTGTTCATATTTGTCAGCTGCCGCTTTAAATGTGTCTGCATTGATTTCTGTAGCGGCCAAACCAGCACCGTATCTTGGATTTTCAAGATAATCAAGTAGGCAATTAGCAGGATTAAAGCTATATTTCTTAGTTCTTGCTGAATAACTGCCTACAAGATCAACGCCCCCCGCATGTGTTCTTACATCATAAACTTTTTTACCAAATACATCAAATTTAACCTGTGGAATACCGCCTGAAAACGGATTGTTGTCTGCGTCTTCTTGATTTTTAATTTCTTTCCATTCAAAGCGCATTACAACATATGCAACACCTGGCAACTTGCGTGATTTGCTTGGCCAAGTAGGTGTTTCATTTGCTAGACTGCTTTGTCCTTGACTATCTGTGCCATAAAAGCATTGGAATTGTATTCTATCTTTAAATCTACCTGAACTCACTGTTTGTTTTGTGCCTACTGGATATACTGCACCACTAGGCAAAGGTAAATCTACGTCATTTACAATTATTCTATTGACACCTTGTATTTCACCTTCACAAAGTGCATATACCACATATAGATATTTGTTGCTACTACCATTGCTTTCAGCAAATATCTGTATGCCTCCTACACGTCTGTATCCATATACAACTGGTAATGGCACATTGGTGCCGTTTTTTGTGACTTGCACACCTTGTGCTTGTTGTCCTGGATCTGGCACATCAGGAGTGTCAAATATTCCAAAAGGATTTAGGACGAATCCTATAACGTCTCCTACAAAATCTACTACTGCTTTTACTACGCTTACAACAACATTGACAACTGCCTTGACAATATTTGTTACTGCTTTTACAATAGCACTCATCTAAACATCTCCAAATCTTGCACATAATGATATCCTACTTCTGCCATACCTCGTGTCTTGTAATAGGTAGTTGCACGATGCAACCACGTGCTGTTTGGTTGATATTCATTGTCATACATTAGCGCACTTGCTTGCTGATACAAACAACCGCACTCTACAAACCAATTCTGTGCAACATTAAACAAATCATCTGCAAGATATTTGTTGCGCACTTCTGGATGCACAAAGAAAAGTATAATCTCACCATACTTTGTAGAGTTCCATAATTTTTGGAACACACCTGCAATCACATATCCGTGAAATACATCATTCTTTTCAAATACCCAAATTTTATAATCTGGTGAAATCATTATTTGGCGCAACTGTTTTTTAAAGTGCGCTCTGTCTAATTGATCATGTTCTACTAAACCTGCATCTTTAGCATGTTCTACTGCAATGTTGGTTAGTTTTTCTAACTCATCTACTCTTGGTTCTCTTAACACTTGACACCTCCCACTTTATATGCTATACTGTTTTTATTTAAGGAGTTAGCAATGCCACGACATAATTCATACCATTTAGGCAATATGGGGCGCCCCAAATCAGACCCTGTAAAACGCTTTTGGTCTAAAGTAGATAAAACAGATTCTTGTTGGTTATGGACAGCTGGAACTGACAATGATGGATATGGATTATTTAGAGTTGATGGACGCCAATGGCGAGCAAATAGATACGCAATGCACATCACAAAAGGTTTAGATACAAATCTTTCTATTGTTTGCCATACCTGTGACAATCCCGCTTGTGTAAATCCTGACCATTTGTATAATGGAACAATGAAGTCTAATATGCAGGACAAACACGCTCGTGGTAGACATCCTAAAAAATATAAAATATAATTCATCACTACTTTTTGCCCCATTTAATGTCCTGTAGCGTTTCATGTGAATATTCCATACCAAAGTCTTGGGGGAATTCACGTTGTATGCTACCTAGGTTTGTTCTACGTCCTGTTTTTTTGTTAAAGTTAGCAAACTGACTTGTAACTTCAATTGTAATTGTAGCAGTGTCATTGGCATCTTGTATTCTATACCCTGCTATCTTACCTTTAAATATTAGTATTGCTTGATCACCAGCACTGTCTCCAATTAAACTATTGTCTGTTGGATCTAAGAAACTTCTATAAACACTTACGTCTTGGTTTATTTGGTTACTGTTTGCAAGTGTTCTTACATTGTCTATATCTAGCGCACTTATTACAAGGTTTATGCTTGTAATTTGTAGATCTGCTGCCTCTGAAGTTTCTGAGATACCCATAAAGTTGCCTTGTGCTTCATAGGTTGTGCCATCATACGCAATGTCAAAAGGAGCATCTGTATATGCTTTGTCAGTGCCACCATTTACACCAATATCTATTAGTGTAACTGCAACAAGTGCATCACCTGCAATATAACTGTTTTGTGCGGCACTTAAACCTCTTGACATTAGAGCACCTCTTCTACATCTATCTCATAACTTACAAGACCGTCTGTTCTATAACCAAATTCTTGCACATCATTGCTGAGGATCATTCTAAATGGCACATTGTTTGTAGTGATTGCTTCTGCATTGCTTAGATCTTCTACAAGTGCTGGTTGTATGTTTAATACTGCATTGCCTGACACGTCTGTATTGATGTCAGTTGTTGCCATATAAACTTTAGTATGATTAGCAAAACGCACAATGTCGCCTGCTTTTAGTGCATTGCCCGCGCCGCCTAAGTTAGTTGATATGTTTATTGTTGTATCGCCTGCTGAATGCGCACCATCTACTGTTGCACTCAATGCAGAAGCATTTACTGATTGACTTTCACTCACTATAGGTATGACTATGTCAAACTCATTTAGTGTGCCTTGTGCAAGTGCTATGAACGCTTGTATAGGTCTAAATTCAGCTAGACTCATTGTTGGAAACACAAGTGTTCCACTCCACAGTGTAGTTGAATTTGTTGCACGTATTTGCCTACCACTTGCAGTTTGTGTTCTCTTGGTGATTGTATTTTCTTTAAATCCTGCCGCACTAAAACCTGGTGTGCTTGGGAATGTTCCTATCGTTGCCATTCTACACTACTCCTTGCTTACCACGCTTTTGTAGAGCTTGGTTAATAATACCTGTGATTGTGCCTCTGCGTTGGATTAGCAATTCATCAAATCCTTCTGCATCAACAGTTGAGATATTGAAATTAACAATCACGTTCTCATCGCCTCTGTTCATACCATTAATTGCTTCTGCAACTTCTCTTGGTATAACTGTGCCTGGTTGTTTAGGCACAATAAGTTCTGGTCCGTCTTCACCAACCAGCGTGCCTTGTCCAACTTGTAGCGCACCACCACGTTGCATTGGTTGTGCTCTAATACTTGCAACCTGTGCAAGACCACTTGCAACAACTGCCGCTGCCGCAATAAAGTTAAAGGGTGGTGGATAACTTGCAAGTGCTTTGGTTGCACCAATATAGGTGTTAATGGTTGCTTCTGCAATGGCCGCTATTTTTGCCGCTCTTGCATACTTTTTATTGACTTTTGCCAAATCGCTAAAGAATGAACTTGCTTGACCTGCGGCAAATTGATATTTTTCTGCTTCTGATTTCTTTTCAAAATCTATACGAGATTTTGTTGCTTCCTTTACACGTTCTTGATTACCAATACCTTGTAAGAATGCTTTATCTTCATCTGACAAACGTCTTGCAATAGCATTTTGTTCTGCATTTAATATTGCTTCAATATTTTTTAATCTTAAATCTTTTCTTTGTTCAGCTAATTGTTTTTCTAAATCAATTAAAGCATTGTGTTTGTCTTGAGTAATTTGTATTTCAGCTCTTGCTAATGCGGCAGCTTGGTCTTCTGTTAATTCAAATAAACCTAATTGTTCTTGAGCTAAAATATAATTTATTTCACTTAACCTGTCATTAGCTTCTTTTTGTATTCTAAACTTTTCATCATTACCTGCAATAAATGCATCAATTTCTTCGTTAATTGCATTTCTTGCATTTAATAAGGCAATTCGTTGTGCAGTGTAATCACTTGCTAATCTTTCTCTTTCTCTTTT